GTTTAGTACTCGGTACCCAACCGTGGCGAGCCACTTTAACCCTGCTTTTACGTGAAGCATAACACACGGGTTCTTCTGAGAACACACCCGTCGAAGACTCATAAAGACACACCGTCACCTGGAGGTGGGGGTTCAACATATCAGCTCAAATTCCGGGAAGGGAAGACGAGCCAACTCATGCAATGTGGGCGTGGCCCTCACTCGATCACTTGGAAGTGATCTCATCCTCAATGGACCCAATGGTGCCTCGCTGCGCGCATTGGAGTACGAGAGGGTAAACTGTTGCGGGATCCTTCTTGCCTCGGATCATTGCAGCCATGCGTGTGGGACGCTCTTCTGGCTGGTTTTTCTAGCCTTGTGTGAGGCCAGCTCTCAGCATCATGGCAAGCTCTGGTTGGATTGTGCCGAGCGCTGTGAGAGCGATATCGCCTGCGTTGTCAGCTAGGAATTTGCTCAGGCCAGTCTTGTCTGCTATCTCCTTGGCCCAGCGCATGAAGTCTTGTGCCATTGGCAGGATCGTCTCGCTCCACAGGCCCACGACGGGCATGCCTTGCAGTTCAGCCTTGAGAACGTCAAGGAGGATGTCCTCATGACCGCCGAAAATCTGTTTCTCAGTGGTGTTGCGCAGGAGGTGAATGGCGTCTTGGAAGTGGAGAGGGAGGTGTTCTTCCATGAGTGCCATGAGATTGTCCTCGCGGTTCGGGACGAACTCGAAGTGTCGACTGAGTTGGAACTCCAATTGCAAGGGGTATTGCGTTTGGATGTGCCAGAAGTAGGAATGGCGGAGGAATGTATTGAAGTAGATGTAGTAACTCGTTCCGTTCGCCAGTTCAGAGACTTGACTGTTCCAAGCTGTGCCGTCGGCTGAGAAGTACACCGGTGAAGCGTAAAGGCGTTCTCCTGTTGTTCCGGTGTCATGGTTGTAGTAGACGGCAGCGTTGGAGTTGTAGAAGTCGGAAACGTCAAAGACGTCTTGAGGTCTGTACACCGCGCCGAGAACAGGGCCGGCCTGCACTTCAGGGACGTAGATTTTCTTACGAAGCTTGTCCTGCTTCTCACTAACGTCGCCCCAGGAAGAGCTGAGGTGATTCACACCCTTGGGACCGTTCACTGCCACGATGGAGCCGGCTTCTGTGTCAGCTTTTGAGACCTTAATGACACGGGTGCCTGCTGCGACCACTCTTGCCTGCGATGAGATGCCAGCCAAGTTCTAGGACACGAGTGTTCTCATGACAGCTTTGATCTGCACACCGGTGAATGCAATAGCTGTTCTATGGTACTCTCCGAACGCAGGGTTGTCGCCTCTCTCCAAGTCAGTGTTCATGAGATGGGTGAGAATGGGGTCGTTGCTCTGACCCTACAAGATCACCATCGGGAGTTCGGGCATGCCATGATTGCCCCAAGCGAGGAGTGTGTCACCAGCAGCAAGCGCAACGTTGTACTCGTCCCAAAGTCTAGCCGCGCTAGTCGGTTCAGGGTTGACCTATGGGACTCTGACGGAAGTGTTGAGCCAGGGGTTGACAACTGTTGCGGGGTACAGTGGGTTGTGGTCCTCTAGTTCAGAGATGAGTCTCCTCGTGATCCTATTCACCTCCGATGAGAAGAATTTCAGATCGCCCTTGGGGATGAGGATGTTCTCAGCGGCACGAATTGCTTGGGACTCACGCATCATCTCCAGTTCCTCTTTCGCCTGGTCCAACTCGGAGGAGAGGTTTGCTAGCTCGTTTTGCAACTTGCGGGAGGGGTACGGGGCATGCTGCTTCTCAGTTGCAAAGACAGGAGTGTTCGAGAAGAGACTCTGACGGTCCTTCTTCTTGATGCGTCTGTCGAAAGTTCCTGCGGTCGTGAAGGGTGTCTTCTAGTCAGGCTTCAGGAGATCTTTTCTGGGTATAGCAAATTTGGAACCCATTTGCTCCAGGACCCTGGCGTGACCGGGGTAAGCTGACTCCACGAATTTCGCGCCAGCAGTGACGAAATTCTTGTAGGCGCTCTCATTGAAGTGTTCGCTGACTGAGACGACGAGGTTGGAATCGGGCTTGTACCAGTCGTACCCGAGCTTGTCATTGTGGCGCGTCATCTCATCAACGTAGGCCTTCGTTCTGGCTATGTCCTGGCCTCTCAGGTTCTCGAAGAACTCTTTCGAGATTGCAAGGAGGATTCCTCTCTTGGCTAGTTCGCCCAGCTTCGTCTTGAGGAGTTTGTACTCGTCATCACTTGCAAATACGAGCAGCGGAACTGCGTGTGAGGCGTTCAGCTCTGAGACCGTGCCATCCTTGTCCCTCGATTTCTCTACTTGGACCTCGATGATAATGTCAGTGGTGCTCACGATATCCTTAATGGTGCTGACGTTAGTGGCCTAAACCACTGCGTCGAAAACTTGTTGGAAGTTCATTGCCTTGCGGCGGGTGTCGAAAATATATCGGCCCTCGAGGAGGAGTCTTTCGTATTCTTCCTCGTCGCTGTTTCTCTCCTCGCCCGCAGGGCTTTGAGGGCCTCTTATCAACTCGTTCGCCTGAAGGGTATCGTGGTACCTCGTGAGCTTTGGGTTGGGCAGGCGCTTGCCGTCAGTGACGATTTCATCTTCTAGCTCTTCAGGTATCATGTACGTGGGTTCTCCTTTCTCGAGAGCGTCGATGATCGTGTCGACAAGGATGCCATACTTGGCCTCGAAGAATGCTCCCATGTTCAAGGAGTTGATGGCACTGTACCTGGCGTAGCGCCTTTTGACAAGTCCGTCTTCGCAGAACAACCCTCTCGTCTGTAGCCACTTGGCATCGAGGTGGGGCGATGCCTCTAGAGTATCTGGGTTGATGTAGACTCGTGGTGGTTTGCCGCCTTCAGCTGTCTTGTTTTGTACTGCTCGCAGTAGCTTGAAGAGCGATGGAGGTCTCCCGTACTGGTCGATCATGCATGCGATGGAGCATTGTATGCCCATTTGAGCCTTCTGGGAGTGGAACTCGTAGTTGCACTTAGGGTCTACGAAGAGTCTTGCCAGCTGCTGGATC